GGCACAGGTGCAGCGAGATGCGGTCGATGTTTCGTTGACCGTGGGTGCCGAAGTTGTCGACGCTCAACCACCACAACGCGCAACGGTTCGGGAAGGTGTGCGCCATCTCGGGCCAGATCTCCGGCAAGACGACCAACGCTGACTTCGGCACGTCGTCGCGTCGCACTTGTGCTACGTCGTAGCACTTGTACGCCAAGGGTGTGTAGTGATTCTTGTTGAACGGCCAGTACAGGATCGCGGCCGACCCGGGCTCCTCCAGGTTGGCGGTCGACACGAGTTGGTGCATCGCCTCCGGTCCACCGGTCACAGCCCCACCGGGGCACACCACCACCAACTTCACTTACGCCACACCCACGACGCAGGATGCCTGCCTTCCACGATCCACTTCGGCCAATCAACCCCAATCTCCGACTCCGTCAACGGCAACCCGTCAATGAACACCGCATCCTGAAAACAGCGAACCATCTTCGCATCCACGTCATCCCTGTTGTACTCCTGATGCGAGAACTGCCGTATCTTCTCCGCACACCACACCGGACCACCCATCCACGCCACATGCCAACCACCATGCAACCTCGCCATGTACTGACGCTCACGACGACGCATCGCATCAGCCGACCCAAACCGCTTACCCCACGGCCCGCCAATACACGTCAGCTCGAGCGGAGCCTGCCAATACACCGAGAACACCAGATGCCGCATCATGACCGAATGCCACCCGATAGAAAACGACTCCACCATTGACGGTGCCCAAATCTCATCAGCATCACACACAGTCACCACGTCCCCATCGGTGACACCCAAACGCTCGAACTCCGCGAACAACTCATTCCGGGTCACAGTCTCAACATGCCACGCATCGGAATCCAGCGGCGTCACGAAATCAACCCAATGAATCTTGTCCGCCCACGCCGCGAAACGTCCACGATCCCCACGCACCCGAGGCCGCCCGGTGAACGACTTGTCGCCCTCAACAATCACGAACTTGTCCACCACATCTGCAAGTTCGGTGAGACGACATTCCAACACGTCTGCCTCACCGTTGTACAGAACGCCGTCAAAGACCCTCAATCCCATCCCAGCTCCAGACGCCTGGTCAGGTCCCAGTCGAGCGGCAAGTCCTGAAGCATGCGCTGCTCGAACAGCTTGCGGTTGGCGTCGAAGGTCGCCTGGTTCAAGATCTGGAACTTCTCGCTGGAGTGCAGCGTGGATGAGTTGCGGTGGTAGACCGCGGCGGTCGAGCGTCGGATCTCGACCTGCTTGCGTTGGGCGCGTACCTCGTAGTCGTTGTCCTCGAAGTAGGCGGGATGGTAGCCCTCGTGGAACAGCCCGACCCGGCTGACGACATCCGAGCCCAGCCAGAAGCACGACCACGGCGGCTTGCCCGCGAGCACGATGTTGTCGGGTGCGCACGAGACGAAGAAGTCGGCGACGCCGCCCGGCCCGAAGCTGACGTCGTGGTTCACGATCATCCAGCCCTTGGAGTGCGGCGTCGACTTGATGCCCAGGTTCCAGGATGCCGCTACCCCGAGGTTCGACGGCATGCGCAGGTGCCAGACGTTCTCGGCCCAGCTGTCCCTGGGTTGCCACTTGCACGGTCCGTTGTCGATGATGACCATGTCGCGCACGCGACCGTAGAACGTCATCATCAGCGTGTCGATGCGCTGGTGCTCGGTGAGCACCGGCACGATCAGGACTGGGACAAGCGGCACCATTCTGCAATCTCCTTCATCGCGGGCTTCCAGTGCGACTCGTACACGGCGTCGGCGTCGTACTGCTTGGCGAACTCAACCGCCTTCTGCGACGTGCCCTGGCCGCGTTCGTAGGCTTTCTCCAGGGCGTTGAGTATGCCGGGCACCGACGGCGTGAGGAACCACGACTTCTGGGCGGCGTCCCAGAACGGTTGACCGTCGACGACCCAGCCGTCGCCGACGAGCTCGGGCTGTGCGGTGAAGTTGGAGACGATGACCGGGGTGCCGCACGCCTGGGCCTCGATGACGGGGATGCCGAACCCTTCGCCCATGCTCGTCGCCAGGAGCACGTCGGCGGCCGAGTAGAGGGCTGCCATCGCGTTGATCGGCAGGCCGAGCCGGTAGAGGTACGGGTCGGCCCACTTGATCCTGTCGGCCGGGATGCCGCACGCTTCGGCGAGCGTGTTCAAGTCGATGCCGCCCATCGAGCCGTGGGCCTCGCTATGCATGTAGAGCACGGCGTCGGGGTGCTTGGCGGCGAACATGCTGAACGCCATGAAGTTCTCGGCGAACGCCTTGCGCGGAGGATGCACGCCCTTGTTGGTGGCGGTCATCATGACGACGAACTGGTCCGGCTTGACGTTCATCAGCTCGCGCCCCGAGAGCTGCTTGTTGTGGTTGTCGCGGATGAACGGAGTCGGCTGGTACACCGGCTCGATGGCGTGTGGGACGTAGATGCTGCGGATGCCCAGGTTCTCGAGTTGCTTGTGTCCGAACTTGCTCATCGCCACCGGCATGACGTTTGGTTTGGCGCACCAGTCGGCGACGTCAATCGGGCAGGGCTGGTGGTCGACCGGCACCCAGGAGGCGATGTTCGGCACTTCGGCCAGGTTGCCTGCCTTGAGCACCCACACGTCGAAGAGGGTGAAGAGCAGTTTCGGGAGTTTGGTGGCTTGGGTCCACTCCATCCAGTGGGCGACGACGATGTCGTCGCTGTATGGGTTCATCCCTCTCGGGTAGATCTTGATCCCGTTCCATACCGACGTGGAGCCTTCGAGCCCGTAGATGGCGTGGATGGCGACTTCGTGCCCGTCTTTGATGAGCCTTTGTACGGCTTGCTGGGTTTGCTGCCCGTACCCCGTCCCCGCCCACGGGGCGTTGGAATACCAGAGGGCTCGGACTGCGTCCGGGGATCGACGACCGACGTTTCTGGCAAGTGAGCTGCGCCCCGCTGCAAGAGCAGGATCGCCGTCGGCTCCGGCAGCTCGATTGGCACGTCCTTGAAGATTACTTTCATTCACTGAATCCTCCCATCGCAGGTTGGTTGGAAGTCTAGGCGGGCCGCACGACCCTGCGTGTTTCGTGCGACCCGCTTCGACATGTTTGACCGCCGGTTGGCGGTCAGCCGTTTATCAGCTGTTCGCGTTCTTGTAGAACTTGACGTGGCTGGTTTGCGGCAGGTTTCCGTCCACTCGCATCGAGGCGCGGAAGGTGACGAGGTCCGCGTTGAACGCGAAGTCGTCGCTCCGGTCGAGGCGCAGGCCACCGGCCATGCGGACGTAGTAGCTGGGCAGGTGTCCGAAGATCACCGACTTGGTCGCCGAAGCGTTCGACGCCATCGCCGGGTTCTCGAACACCGGGTAGCTCAGGACGCGGTCGTTGCCGTCGGCCAACGCTGGCGAGAAGATGTACGCGCCGTTGTTGTCCTTCAGCTTGCGAACCACGCCGAGCGACGAGGTGTTCATCATCCAGCCGACGCCGGGCAGACGACGCGCCGCGCCGTCCAGGGCGTATGCCAGGGTGATGAGGTCGTCCGCGGTGAACGTCGGGCCCGATGCCGTGCCGGTGACAGCCGAGGAGGCTGCGGTCACGATGCCGTTGGGCTGCGACGAACCGGTGCCGACGGTCAGGTCGTTGTTGACCTTGAAGCCGAGGGCGTTGCCCGTCTGGGTGGCGAGGAAGGCGAGGATGTCCACGCCCGAGTCGTCGATGAGTTCACGGCTCAACTGCACCAGGAACGAGTACTTGTACGCGCTCAGGGTGATGAAGCTGTTGAACGTCGGATCGGACTCGGAGATGGCTGAACCTTCCGAGGTGATGGCCGCCGTCGAGAAACCGGCCTGCGACGGAATCTGGAGGTTCTCTCCACCAGCCGTGCGCAAGGTCGTCGAGGTCTCGAGCATCGGGCCGACGAGACGAGCCTGTTCGATCACCTGGTTGAAGAACGAGGTGGGAACGGGTGCGCCGGTCGAGCTCTTCGTGACGTCACGAGTCTCGAAGTTGTACGAGCGGATCTCTCCGCGGGCCATCGAGCGGAGCACGTCTTCGTCGCTCGAGACCGGCACCGGGGTGGCGCGAACCTGCGACGCGATGTCGCGGGTGGCCGCCTCGATCTTGGTCTCGCGCTCCATGTCGGCCTTGAGGGCCGAGATGCGCTCTGCGCGGTCGTTGAGTTCGGCGTTCATCTTTTGGTATGACGCCTCTTCTTCTGCGGTGAGGTCGCGCTTCTCTGCGGCCGCGGTGTCGAGAAGGGCCTTGGCCGCTTCCCAAGCACGCTGACGCTGCTCGACTTGCCGCTGGATGTATTCGTGGTTCATGGGTGTCCTCCAGGGACATGGTTGTTGGGTACGCAAGGATTTGTATTGCACCCAGCGAGGCTCCTCAGCTGGCGACCGCAGCGGCTCCGCAAGCCGGTCGTGACAACGATACTAGGCGATGTTCTTCAGCAGGTCAAGTTGCTTCTGCAACACGCCGATGCGGGCCGGTGCGATCTCGGGCTTGGCACGCAACTTCGTGACGACCTCGCTCAACAGCTCGGCCATCTCGTCGTTCAGTTCCGAACCGGCCTCGAGCTGCGTGATCGCCACCGCCAACTTGTCGGCGTCGACCTCGGTCCGCTGCGCGAGCGCGTCCAGGCTGCGCACCGACGCGGACGTCGCCTCGTATGCGGGGAACCCGGTGACGACCGAGACTTCGTACAGACGGACGTCCTTGAGA